TTCCCAATCTATTTCGTCTTTATTTTCTCTTAGTAATTCTATTGCATTAGGATTTCCCGATAAAACTTCCCACACTATTTTATCTTTATTTTTTTTTAGTAAATTAATAACATCCTTATTGGGATTTGCTGATAATGTTCCCCAGCATATTTTATTATATTTAATTTTTTTATATTCTATTTCGCTTAATTTATTTTCATATTCTATTCTTTCTCTTAATAATTCTGAAGCGTTTGGATTACCTGATAATGTAGGCCAATCTATTTTTTTTCTATATTCTTTTAATAATTCAATTGCTTCTGGATTATTGCATAAATTAACCCAATATATTTTACTTTTATTTTCTTTTAACATATCTATAGCATTTGGATTTCCAGATAACCAATCCCAATCTAGTTTATCTTCAGGTATCCAATCTCTCAATACATATTTAGTTGGAAATAAACTTTTATACTTTTCTACTATTTTTAATCTCAAATCGTCTGGTAATTTATTTAGAGTCATTTTAGAATTTATTTTATTTTTAATAGATTTTGGAGATGAATTTATATTCCCTTTGAAGACATTAATATATTTACAAAACTTTGTAAGTTGTTTATCACTACATTCTAAAACTTTAGACATCATTTTAATTATCATCTTATTACCACAAATTAATTCATAATCAGAAATAGTAAGTTCAAACATTGGATTATTTATTCTTTCTTGCATTTTTGCTATAACGTGTGTATTTAGAGAGGATCTACTTGCACTTTTAGGATATCTATTAGCTTTAATATCTACTTTTAATATTTTAGATAAGATTTTTTCTTTTTTATCAGCAATCTCTTTCAGTCTTGTAGACATTATTAAAAATCTCTATTATATATTGAAGAAAAATATATTTTTTATTTTAAGAATTATTATGATAACATATCTACGCTATTTTTTTAATTGAATATATATATTAGGCGAACTAAATAAATTAAGAAAAATGACGTAAGAAAATGCAAAAAAAACGTAAATATGCATTACAAATATCAAATGTGTAAAATCTATCTAATTATAATGTATAATTATTTATTTCTTCTGCATAATGTTTAAACATTTCTATAAAGCTTTGTTTAGTTCTTTTTATATCATTATCAAAAAACCAATTATTAACTTCTTTATATCTATTAAAATGTATTAGAGGTTTTATATATAAATATCCTCCGTTCATTGAAGGTACATTATAAGGCGGAATATAATTATGTAATAATTTTCCTTCGTTAAATAATTTATATATTCTAAATAACATAGTATTTGATGTTAAATCGCTAGAACCTGTACCGAAATCTCCTGATATTTCAATATCAGCAGGTATTGTACATATATTAAATATACTATATTTCACACCACCTATCGTGCGATATAGATATATATTATTAAATCTTATAATTCCATTACCAAATGATGCATGTAAATTTGCTTCATCAGCATCACATTCTATAATTTTAAAATTTATTTTTAATAATGTATCATTTCTATGTTTTATAAAAACAGGTTTTTCTATTTTTGGCGCAATTAATCTTATTACCTTCATAAGTTCTTCTATATGCTTATCTGTGTATTTGGATTTAGTCACTGGGTTTATAAAATTTTCTTTGTTATTTATACATTTTATTAAATAATTGAAAAGTTTAGGAGCATATATACATTCTGTTCTGTATTTTTCGGTTCCAGGAATATAAACTTTGAGTCTTACCATAAGTTGCAATTTAGCCAATGGATAGTTTTCATCATCTAATTCTTCGTTTGTTAATATATCTATGGTCTCACTACATTTATCTGCTAATCCAGAATAATCATATAACAAATTATCTGCAATTTCTTGTTTAGTCATATGGAGTAATTCATTATCTTTTATTAATTTTTTTGAATCTGATGAAGAAGATGAAGAAGATGAATGCGAATTAGCGAAATATTTTTTTAGTTTTAAAAAGGGTAGGTTTTTAATCTTGTTATATTCTTCAATTGTAGAAAATGCATTATTATATACATTTTTAAAACTATCAATTACTTCATCTTTAATATATATAGGATCTAGTTCTTTTCCAATTACATGTTTTTTACCATTTGAAAGTTCAAATATGGGTTTTTCTGGAGGTTTTGGACCGCTACTATTTCTTCCTAAATTTTCATAATTCTTAAGAACATCTTCGTAATTTTTTCTATCTTCTTCATATTTATCTTTTATTTTTTTGAATTTAGAATATTCCTTATCATTTAAATAAAATTTAATATCTTTAGGTTTAAAAGTACTTAAATCTATTAATTGAGAATATATTGGATTTTTGATATCAATTAATTTATTTTCAAAATCTTCAAAATAATCTTCTAATGGATCCTTGATAGGAAGTAGTTTCTTATCTTCATAATTTTCTATAATACCCGATTCAGGATCAAAACACTTGTCTATATCTGTGATTATTGAATCATTTAATTCATATAATTTTAAAGCATCGTTAATCCAATTAGTATGTATGGGTACATTCTTATTTTTTTTTAAGAAATTAAGAATAGTTTCGGCGTTATTCATTTTTTGATTTTTTATAAAATCAAAAAAGTATGTAAGAGCATTTAGATTATTAATATCTTGTGATTTTAACATATTTATATATCTAATATCTTTGTACAGTTCGTCGATAATATCTGAATATTTGTATTTTGATATATAGTCTCTTGTATTAAATAAGGTGATTATTTCACATCTATATCTATCAAACAGATTTTTAATTATATAGTTGTTTGATACTGAATTTTGCTGAGATATAATTAAAGTACTAAATCTATTCCTTAATAATTCTATTTCTGTTTCTAAAATTGTAGTTTTTTCTTGAGTATTTTCAATATTTTCAGATAGTAAATTGCATAAATAAAGTTCTTTAGGATTTTTAATAATGTCTATGTATAGTCTATCGCATTCATCGTCGTCTAAAAAAAGTTTACAACATCTAAAATAATTGAAATCTAATTCTCCAAATAATAAATGTACTTTTGGAAATTTATAATATATTTCGCGAAAAGATATAGTTTTTCTCATAATTGTAAAGGCTTTAAAATAAAAATCATAATATTTGTCGCCCATTGGATTCAAAATAGAACCATTAATTGGATTTACTTCGGGATTAATTATCCAGCGCTCTACATCTTCAACAGTTTTAAATGTTTTAATACTTGATACAGAATTGTCAGACAATGATATAAATGCGCTATCAGGAATACCTGTAAAGTTGTAATCTGCAAATTTATCTTTATTTTCTTTAATCCATTTTAAAATTAAATTATAAGTTCCGTCTTCTGATTCAGTAATTATTTGTATTTTGGAATTATTTAATAATCCTGGAATCTTTCCATCACTTGAATTATATGTTTTTAATTTATCTAACCAAGAAATTATATTATCTTTATTTGTAATATATAAATTTTTAAGTTGTGTATTCAAATCTTTTTCTTTTTTTGAATCAGAAGACATGTATGTATTCTAATATAGTATAATATAAATTTAATCTATGATGGGAATATGTTAAAATTTTCTATAAAATGTTCTATATTTTAGTTATATTGGAAAAAATTGATACAAGTAGTTGAATTGATTTTTACAACTATGTCAAAGATGTCTACTTCAATTGTCGCAAATGTCGTAACTACTTCGCTGTTCCTAGTAATTTTACTGAATATCTTCAGTACTACCGAAGCACGGATTCATCGTATGAGTAGTAGCAGTCGTTCTTATTGTGATTATGAATGGGTCAGGATTCTTGAAAGAGAAAGAGATGAATTAAAGAAGAGTAGGGAACATATGCGCGATAGCATTTCATATATGGAAACTATGATTACGCACAATAATTGTGATGAGGGGCATATGTTCAGATACAATAAGGATAATGGTTATACTATCAAGTGTATCGCTTGTCCTGTGAATCATTACAGGAGCAAAACAAATACGACTTGCTATCACTGCCCCGAAGGTTTCTATTCTACCGCCGGTTCTGCTGAATGTAAGAAGGCGCCGACAAATAGTAGTAATGTTCACACCCTATGTGATAAAGGGACTATTATAGGTACTAATAAGTTTGGTTATCATATGGCGAGTTGTATCAAATGTAACACATTGAACAAAAAAAGTTATATGCCTTATAAAAATAATCACGATAAATGTATGACTTGTCCTGCTGGTAGTGTTGTTGATATATTAGGAAGAGATTGTAAAGTATGCCCTATTGGACATTTTGAAAAGGATAACGAGTGCATTAAGTGTAGTGCAGGAACTTATGCAGATAAGGAAGAAATGAAAGAATGTAGTATTTGCAATAATAAGAATGCTTTGGCATTCTCTTCAATCGGAGGAACTAATTGTGAAGATAGCATATTTCACAATATCGCAACGAAGTTTAATAATAATATAATGGATATTGATATCATATTGAAACCGGTTGTATTAGGTGCTCATAGCAGCGCAGTATATATATTGAATAATGAACGTGAAATCTCTAACTCAATGCCATTTATTATCGGCGCATCTATCTTAGCAGGTTTATGGTTTAATGCCTAAGCATACAAATTTATCTAAAAACTCTAAAAATATATATTTTTTATTTCATTATAGGTTATATAATAGATGTTAAAAATTTTTATTATTATTAAATTAAACAATGAGTAAAAATTTATTGTTACTTATAGCACTTGTTATTTATCTAATTCCAATTATATATATATATATATATATATTATGATAATAATAACAGTATATCAAGTATAATATCTGATGAAAAATCTAAATATATTATATTATTTTTTATGTTACTAATGGGTATTGCAATAATACTTTATGAACATAATAGAAATAATATTTATTCTCTTGTAACAATAAGCATATTATTATTATCTATATATGGATTGATATATTTTAACGAAGGGCATGTATATCATTGTATTTTCTCGTGCATAGCATTTTTTTCCATAATACTTTTTATGTGTATAATTTGTATAAATGTTAATATAAAAAACTCTAATATTTTACCAATATTGTTATTAATTGAGATAATATTATTTATATTTATTCTAAAAGAGTATAATAATGGTAGTATATTTTTATACGAGACATTTTATTTATTAAATTTTGCAATTTTTTATTTACTTGTTCATTTTATATAATTATTAATTATGTACTCATTTTAAATCTTCAAAGGGTGCAAATTAAATTATGAAAGTTATCAATATGAATTAAAAATACTGATTTTGAATTAGAACATTTATTATTGGAAATTGAATAAAACAATTGAGAATTTATTTAAGATAAAATATAAAGGTAGCATTCTATAATCATCAATCTTATGCCTATCCTATAATAGAGTTGCGCGCAGTATTTCGGATATATTCATATTTTATGTTATTATTAATATAATATTATAAATATTTAGATAATATGTTTGTTTATTTGCCTTATAAGCATCAAAAAAAGAGAGTGTATAAATGTAAGATTAGTAATTACATAGATATAGATAATCTACGTAATTGGGTGATATCTCAAAATCCTGCAAATAATAATTCGTCGCATTGGTGGTATAGCGAGCTTCCTGCTGATATATCCTTATTATATTCTAAGATAGCAAGAAATCAAAATATTATTGATATGTTCGTCAAAAATACTAATTATAATATTGATATAATAAATGATATGAATGAGATATATGTATCGCCTCCATATATACATCATAATAATACGTCTGATAAAATATTTTACACAAGTCACATAGATGGTCCATATTATTTATTCCCATTTGCTTCTTGTTATCGTGTTATTGTGGGACTTGATGATAATAGTAATGTAATAACTTGCTTTAATATGATACCTGAAGATACAATAGTTGCTAAGGGAGATGTTGTAGCATTTGATTTTCATCGCGAACCTCATTATATCTATAATAAAACAGGAATCGATAGTTCTTTCAAGAATCATCGCGTAATATTGAAGATACATTATTGTGTTTATCCGTGGTGGGCGTATTATTTTGGCAAAGTATTGAGCACATTATCAATACATTATAATCGCAATTTCAGGAACCTATTTTTATTCACATTAAACTCAGAAAATACCGACAATAAATACAAAAAATATATAGCTTACTTAATGATATTATCTACGCGGATATTTCACGATATTGAATATTACATAGGTTATAACAATATATCTTTTGCCTGTTTCATATATTATATAGGGTATATTACGCATCATAATGTGTTCCTACTAGGTTGTTTAGCAATTCATTATATGCGAAAAATAACATTGATTCCAGAAAATTGTAAACATATTGCATTAAAACGCGATATCCGCTTTTACTATGTCATATATTCCCTTCAAATATACTATGTTTATTACTGCTATTTGCTATTCTTACCTAACTCCTATTTCACAAATAGTTTATTTGCATTATATATCTTTAATAGTTTGAAATATTTATATTACCTTTGATAAGTTAAGTATTGCGCGTAAAACCTTTCTTAGATATCTTAATATAAAAGTATTGGCGTCATTATAAATCTTTTAGGGTATTTTTTTTAGCATAGACAAAATTTTCTCATTGGTGAAATGGTAATTGTATAATAGCATTTTCACCAATTTATTTTTATGACTTCCAAAATTATCTAATTATAATCAGATAGTCTTTATAATTGCTAAAAAAAATTATTTTAAAAAATCAACAAATCTTCTTTTTGTCATACTTCATTGTTAATATACTTTTAGACTCTATATATCATTAATTACTTTTTACTATTAATAATATGCTTATTGTTACAAGAGAATAAATATTATTATCTATATATTTATTGATATATTGTAAAAGAATATCCCCCTATATTTAAAAAATGAGTACATAATTAATAATTTCTAAAAAATTCTGTAACTTTTCAAAAATTCTTTAAAAAAATAAATTATGTACTCATTTTTATCTCTATAAAATCCCTCGTTTTATTATGTATAAATAAAAAATATCATAGAGCATTATGATGATATAAGAGTATATTGTATTATATAATTAAATACATTGCGAATTTCTATAATGTCAATTACTATGTATTCGCATAAGACAGATACAAAAATAATTCTATCATATGTATATGATTTGTTAGCGAGTAAAAACCCTGATATGAATTGTGAATATGATAGCATTGAAAGAAAACATTATAGAGATTATAAAAAGGATAATTCAGACTATATGTTTTTGCATAATTTTATTCCCGAGAGTGGCAAATATGTTATTGACGATATTGAAATAGAAATTAGCGATTATATTTTGAATGACAAAATACAGACCTTTGTATTTCAAGAACAACATTATCATATTAAGAAGGTAATTTTTAAAAGTTCTTCAAAAGAGAAAATTACGAAGTTTATTGAAACTGCTATTAATAAAAAATTTAAACAAACAAAAGAAAGGTTTGCAGAAATATCAGAAGACAAAATAATGAAAAAGAGATGGGGTGGGCAGTGTTGGTATTATGATTCTACAATTCCTAAAAGAAGTTTTGATAGTATTTTTTTGAAAAAAGATAATTTAAATAAAATTAAAGACCCTATTACAAAATTTCTAAATAAAGATGTATACAAAGAATATTGTAAGCACGGAATACCATATAAAATGAACATTCTTCTTCACGGACCACCCGGAACAGGAAAGACATCTATTATTCATAGTATTGCGTCAGATTGTAATGCTAGCATATGTGTGCTGAATATTAACTCAGAATTAAAGGAGGATTCTATGATTGAGGCAATTTCACAAGTTAATGAAGGAGAAAAGAGGTCTATTCTAGTTCTTGAAGATATTGATTGCATTTTTGTTGATAGAAAAGTAAACGATACTTTAAAGAATAATATTACTATGAATGGAATATTGAATTGTCTTGATGGTTTTAATAATCCCGAGGGATTAATTGTAATTATGACAACTAATTTTCCCGATAAACTGGATAGCGCATTGATGCGTTCTGGAAGGATTGATTTAGAAATTGAGATGACATATTTAGATAAGTTTCAGGCACGTAATATGTTCTTATCATTCTTTGATAAAGAACAGCATTTTGAACTTATGTGGGATAATATTAAAAAATATTCTATTGAACCTGCTACTCTGATGCAGTTCTTATTTAATAACAGAAATGTTGATGATATTACGAGTAGATTAGAAGATTTTTATAAGGTAGTTGAAAATAAGAGTGTAAAGCATAATAATGTGTATACATAAATATGTAAATATGATTCTTGAGATGTACGATGTTTACGATACTTGATACACTTAAGATACTTAAGATAATCTCCTTAATTTATTTTTGTATATTCTATAGCGACGCCATATAACTTCTCTTAGTACATCTTTAAGTTTATTAGGATAATATATTTCTAATGTCGTCTCTATATTTTTTAATTTGTTTTTCATTTCTGAGATAGATTCTGAAGTACTGCTTAATAAATCCATATGTTCAGAATTTACCATACATTCTATTATTATTTTATTATAACTATTAGTAGCACTGGTAATATAAAAATCTGTACAATATTTAATATGTTCCTCTAAAAAAGAAGAATAATTTTTGATAAGATTAATAATATCAGGATATACCTTATTGTTATTGTATTGTAATAATATAGCAGCAGATATTTCATATGTACCATACGGAAACTCATTATATGTATAATAAACAGACATAGTATCTATCTAATTATATACACATCTATTTTTTATATTGCCGATAAATGTATATGATTTTCAAAAAAAATGATAAAAACTGATAATTCCATTTAGTTTTTATTAAATAAATGGAAGATAAACTTATATTTTATTCAAGCTCAAAAAATAACGAAATTGGGAAAAATAAGAATGAATTTATTAATAATTCTGAAGAATATCAAGAATTAAATAAAATTAAAAATTTTAGAAGGTATCTGTCTAATTTTCATTTTTATGAATTTAAATACAATGGTCATAGTTATAGAACTATTGAGCATGCTTTTCAGGGAGCAAAAATTAATTTAGCGAATAAAGATGAAGGATTTAAATTTACAATTGATAGTAATCATGAAATAGGTTTAGGAGATGGTAAAATTGCAAGAAAAAATAGAAAATTAGTACATCTAAATAAAAAACAAGTTATTGAATGGAATAATATAAAAAATAATATTATGTATGAAATTGTATTAGAAAAATTTAAAGTTTGCAACGAATGTCTTGATATATTAATAAAAACAAAAAATTGTCAATTATGGCATACATTTCCAAGAATGAAATATCCAATTAGATGTTTTTATTTAGAAAAAGTAAGAGAGGATTTAAGATAATTTTGCGTATTTTTAATTTGATCATTGCAAATAATGAAAAGTCATATATCGAATGATATGGATATTACCGCATATGAATTATTGTGTATATATATTAGTAGAATAATACAGATATGTTAGTATATGACTCTATCAATTTAGAGAATATACCCATTGATGATTACCTCAACAATGATGTTAATAATATAGTAATCATTTTAAATAATAAAGCATATGGTGTTAATAAGGCATTATTTATGTTTAACAATGAAATGAAAAGATGCATTATCGCAAACGCGGCATTGCTTAAAAAAGCTACTTATGATAACCCAGAAACATTCTATAATATAGGGTATTTTATTGGTAAAAAGGTGATTGTTAACCAGAAAACATTAAATGATGTCTTGAAAGAACACAGAATAGTTGAGCTAACTTCAAAAACCTTTGGAGATACTTATATAAATAAGGAATTGTTAGAATTAACAACAATAGGCTTAATAAAACCGACTTCTAAAAAATCAGTAGGCAAAGTTAATTTTAAACACGCCAGTGAAGATGTATATTTTGATGAACTAATATCTAAAATATTACACGAATATAGCGGTTCGTTATTTGCAGAAATAAATTACAGTTTATTAAACCCCGAACATTATAATAATGATAAACTATTAGAATATTATAAATATGATTATGATAAACCATTAGATTATCAGTATAATAATATATTATTTAATGTTTTGCAAATTTCAAAAAAAAAAAATCTTACAAATCTAGATTTTAAAAAGGGGCTAGATAATGCGATTACTAATATAGATAAAGCTTTTATTGAAGCAGCGCCACGATATGAAAACACATATGTTCATAAAGTGTTTTATAGAGGAATGATGGAAAAATATATTAACACAAATGGTAATGAATTAGAAAACATAGGTGATATGGCAATAATTAAAAATTATACTTCTGTGTCTTCTAATAAATCTGTAGCAAAAAAATTTGCAGGTGATTTAGTCGGTATAATGACACCTATTTATATAATATATCTGGAGGAAGGATTGCCTTTTATAAATATGGTATCAACAGCACAAATTAAGAGAGAAAAGGAATATTTATTACCGCGAAATATAATATTTGAACTTATAAGTAAGCAAGGAAGGGAATATACCGTATTAGCAAAACCCTTTAAACCAGACCAATTTGCTATTAAAACAGGATGTTTACAATTAGATTTTTATGATATCGTACCTGCTACAATATCTTATATACAATCAAAACTAAATTCAAAAAGCAGTTCAAGTGAAAGCAAAAAAGTTGTTATGTCTGTTAAATTAAAAAGATGTCCTAATGGAATGGTGAGAAATAAAATAACAAAAGAATGTGTTCCTAAATCTAACAAACATGTTAAACAGGATATTAATGCAAAACCTAAAGCGAATGCTAAATTAGGGCGTTGTCCTAATGGAACTCGTCGTAATCCTAAAACATTACTTTGCGAACCTAAACATTGAGTAATTAGAATATCTTTATATATGCATATAAATAATTTTTAGTACTTTTTAGATATTCTCTTTTAGAATATTGTAGAAGTAAAAAATACACAAAATATTTATTTTTATTATGTATTCTGAAAGTACTATTCGCAAAGTACTGCAGGTTTATAAAGATTAAGTATGTAATATTTTTGCGAATGTTGAAAAGGTTTCGAGGATTTAAAATATTTGAGAAAATAGAACCCATATAGCGAGAAACGCGGTTCTATATATTTTTTCAACTAAAGGATTATTATATGTAGTAATATCATTTGTATCAATATCCATAGTATCAAGAATATTCATTATATCCATTTTTGTAGTAATTATATATAACAAATTTTTATATCAATTTTTATACATATATTATTCTTTTACTACATTTACTACATTTACTACATTTACTACATTTACTACATTTAATACATAGATATTATATGATAAATAAGTTGCAAATGATAACCAGATTATATAAGGAACTAATGCTATTATTGCAAATATTTTAGTGTATTTATAATAATTACTTTGTGTTATAAATTGTATTAGAGTTAAAACTGCAAATATTAAACTCAATATGATTATTACAAAACCATTAAATAATCCATTTTCTCCAAAAAATACTGGTATATATAAGAAATTAAATATTAGAGCTAGTGTTGGTATTATCCAGTATTTTAAGTCTTTATAATATACATTTTTAGCACATTTAGAAAAACTATCAGGTATGCATTTAGAATCGTATAATGCGTAACTATATATTCCTCCTATGAGTAAATATAATATGGGCCATACAATTCCAAACACATAATTTGGTGGATTATATTCGGGTTTTTTCAAATTTTTATATTTGTCTTCGTTCCATTTTTTTCCATAAATTGCACCTATACTCATACCAATTATCAATGGTGTGAATATTATAATGTATCTTATTGATGTAAAAAGAATGTCTGTTGTAAAACTATCTTCAAAACATATATTTTTTCCCAAACAACTTTTAGTTTTATTTATATTAGTTGCCATATACTCCTCTCTATATATTATCTTTTTTTTTGTTTCTAAAAATTAAAATATAAATATTAATTAGAATAATGGCAGTAAAAAAAATAGAAAAGGGAAACAACACCATATTAAATATGTTTAAAGTACTTATTGATTTAGAAAAATGTGTCAAAGAAAAATGCAAAATTGAAAGAAAAAAAATAGAAAAAAGCGCTGATACGATAACTATAAATAACCTAAGAGAAGAATTTAAAAATAATAAGATTTCCATTGATAAATTCTTAGAACAATTTAGCAAAGTTAAACTTAATGCATTAAAATCAGAATTAAGAGAAGAACTTATTAAATGTCAAATAGATAAATGTTACTCAAATACAAAAAAAGTAATAGATAATTTGGTTTCGAATATATTAAACTCAAAAGATTATAGCAAGGACGAACCAATTTATAAATTAGCAAAGAAAATAGCAAACTATAAAGATAAGAAACTTACTATTAAAGATATTAAAGATTTAGATATTGAAAGTCATATAAAAATGTATAGCAAATATATTAAAAATTGATATTTTACTAATATTTAATTAGATAATATAATGGAATTATCAAAATGTTTTAAATATTATGATGATTTAGATACTGATTTGCAAAATCTTATCTTATCTAAAATAAGACATCCTATATGCAAAGATTTAGACGCAGATATAATTAATTTTAAAACTTTTAAAGAAGATCTTATTAATATTTATTTAAAAAAAGGGTATGATTACAATATTGATGGAATGTTCTATATCTATTACCAAATTGAAAATGATTTACTTAGGTTCTTTAATGATGATGTGGCAACTATGGAATGTATAACAGACAATAATATTCAAAAATTATCAAGAATTCTATCTATTAAAAATAAATTAGAAAAAAATAAGGAAAATGTTACTAATAGTTTAATGAATTCTTCTGATAATTTACATACTATTTCTCGTATTAATATTCTAATAGGAATTCTTACGCGCGAAGAACGCGAAAAATTTTTAGAATTATTTCCACTATCTTTATGATATTTCTAAAAAATATGTTATCTATTTATTAGTTCAATCTGCCCCATTTGCAACCAAAAGTATATCCATATCCATTTGCAGCAGGAGATTGTGTGCATTCAAAATATAAATCTTTACTTCTATCAAGCGCACCAGTTGTAGGTGTCCAATGATTTTGCATATTGTTAAATGTTTCGTATATATTTTTTACTTGTGCACTCCAATATAAATTGGAAGATATATTTGTATATAAATAGAATATCCCTAAAAATAGAAATATCCAAAATATAATTAATGTAATGTAATATACAAGCGTATCGTTTTTCATCTTTTCTATTATTTATAAATAATATAAATTTATATTATGTTATATTATGTTAAATTATGTTAAATTATGCCAATATTGATTTTATTTACCCCATTTGCACCCAAATGTATATCCTTTTCCATTTGCTCCTTGTGAATGCGTGCATTCAAAATATAAATCTCTTCTTCTATCAAGTGGTCCTGTTGTAGGTGTCCAATGATTTTGTAAATTATTAAATTGTTCATATATATTTTGAACCTGTGTATTCCAATATAATGTTGAAGATATATTTGTGTATAAATATAATATCCCTAAAATAAGTATTATCCAAATTATAAATAAGGTAATATAATATTCAAAAGTATTGCTTTTCATAGTTTCTATTATTTATAAATATTATAAAATAATCATCAGTATTTTTAATTATTTCCTTGAATTAGTCCAATGTTTTAGTAAACTAAAATTATATAGAGATTTAGACAATGATTTAGGAGATGATTTAGGGGATGATTTAGGAGATGATTTAGAAGATGATTTAGGGGATGATTTAGAGGATGATTTAGGGGATGATTTAGAGGATGATTTAGGTATTTTTTGTATAGGAGGGATGATAGATAAATCAGTTACATTAATTTTTGTTGCACGTGTTTCATCGGGGCATATTATATTATTTTTATAATAGTTTATTGAATGTCGCGCAAAATCAATATAATATTTTGTATTAAATGGTAATAATATTTCTTCTTCTTCGTATCCACTTATATTATCAATCAATATTGCTTTACAACCTTTTGATAATTTTACTCTCATTATGCAACAACCTATCCCTGCATATCCAATTGCTATTTTAGGATTTAGAGTATGACTACTTAAAGTATGTGTTATATATGTACCTCTTGTAGAATTTTGTAAAAAATAGTCATTATAAGAACCTCTATAAATTACTAATGTTTTCTTAACAACAGGACATTTATCAAATATTTTATTTATATCACGAATATATAATAATAATATTTTATCCCATTCAAAATCTTTATAATTTTTTATAATATATTCTTCAAAATCTAATCGCGAAAGTTTGGACAATTCCTTATATTTTTGATATAAATACTCTTTAATCTGGTAATAAAATAATATATAATTTCTATTAGATTTAAATTGATCCCTTTCTATAATCAATGTAGACTTTCTTTGATTTTCATTTCCAACAATATCTATATCTTTGTCTATGTGCAAATTATTTCTTATAAAATAATTTATAATTATGTCTCCATCGTGAGTATGACATCTCAGCGTATATATCTCTTCGGGCGTTAGACTTTTGATAAATATATTCTGTTCTTCAATCCATTCTTCATAATCTTTTATGTCAGTTAATACATATAATTTGTTTATGAATTTTTTATTATATTTATTGTAAAATACCTCAAAATTTATTTTATAATCTTTTAATATAATTTCGTCCTTTTTATCGTGACTATCTGATAATATGTGTTTAGCAACTTTAAATGTATTAAATGTTATCTTAATTTTTTCATTTTCAAATTTTTTAGTTTGCTCCATATATTTGTTATAATATTCGCATAATAATTTGTGTTCAGAGTCCATATATAAATCCTTATTTTCTTCTATGTTTTTTCTCGCCCTGTATGCACTATCGCGTAGAGATCTTTTAATTCTAGAAGATATCGCTTTATTTGTATATGACATAAATTATAATTAAGAGTTTATCTATTAAACGCAAATACTTTATATAGTAATTAGTCCATTTTGATTTTTGTCATATTATTCATTATTTTTTCTAAATTGTGTATATCTTCGTCGGTTGCAGTATTATTTTTACTACTAGATAGGTATACTATGTTATCAAAATATTCGCGGAGAATATAATAAGTATAATAACAATATAATTCATCTCCATGAAAAATGTTTTCTATCTTTTCAACTGCATATTTTTCAAGAATTTTTTTAATTGTTTTACTTATTTCGTATTTTTCAACTAAATATTTACAATCACTAATATCAAACATATACCAAACAATAGTATCAATTACATCGTGTTTATTTTTATTATATAATTCCAATTGTTCTTCTGTAAGTGTATATTGAAATGGAATTATAATTCCATTAGAATCAAATATAATAGATGCTATCAGCGCATTTTTGTCATTATCTTCCATTTTATTCAAATAATATTTATTATATTTACAATGAGGATATACAAAATTTGGTATAAGATATTCATTTGTTAGTATAGTTGAAAAACTGGTTTCTTCGCATTCTTCCATATTACACCAGCAGAAAATAAAAATAATTTATATTAACCAAAAAAAGGTTTCAAATTTTTCTATTTTTATAAAAATTGATAATAACCTATTGATCTATTGTGAGAAAACTTGAAGTATAAACAAAGTTTATCCAATAATGTAGTGTATTTAACAATTGTAAATAATATAACCTCGTGCTAATAAAATGCAGTGATATGTTCTAGGGAACCAAAATGTTCTATTTTTTCCCGTTTTTTATAAAAAATGATAGGGTTTGGTTGCATTTTAAGCACAGCCCACGCCCGACTGTCACGCTTATATCTCGTCTGTAAGCGCCAAGCGAAGCCGCTCTATCAACGCATCCCGTGAAGTATCCATAAGCGACTGCCTGCAAAGTATCAAAAAGACCCAAAAACCTTTTAAAGAGTCGTAGAATGAGCAATTACTCTATTACTCCTGAGATGTTTGCTAATATCAAGACATCTCAACTTGAGAGGCTTTTGCATGTAGGTTCCCACCCTGAACCTAACGGAGTTGCAGAATCTAAGGAAACATCAGATTCGCAATTGAATCTCAATAGTCTGCCTCGTGATATTCTCGAGTCAATTGTTGAAAATTATAAAAAAATACAACCATCCAAGTACGTTCTTAGGGATTGGGTTCCAAAAGACAAATTGAATTGGAACATATTGTCTGGAAATCCCTGCGCAACTGAAATTTTGATGGAAAAAGCAAAATACGAGAGTTCTCTCAGCGAAGAAGAATATGAACTGATGGATGAAGAAAAGAAGATAAATTGGATGAGATTGTGTAGGATTACAGAGTCAACTGAAATTTTGAAAAAAAATCCTTCAAATATTATGTGGGCTTATTTATCTAGCAACAAAAATCAGGAAGTCGTAGATATGATTAAGGAAAGGATTGAATATGAGAAAATTAATGTTCCAGATATTTACGAAGATAACAGAGTATCATTTAATTCATTTTGTGATAATGAAAATCCTCAGATTATTGAGTTTGTAAAAGAAAGAGTTGAATACGAGAATAGATTGAGCAAAGAAGATTACAAAAATTTAGATGTTTGTGATGTATTGGATTGGTCATATTTATCGGCAAATCCGAATGCGATTGAATTGTTTAGAGCAAATCCTGATAAAATTGATGGATATGCAATGTCTGAAAATCCAAATGCGATTGAATTGTTGAGAGCTTATCCTGAGAAAATATTTTGGGATATTTTATCGGGAAATCCAGGCGCAATTGAATTGTTGAAGGAGAATCCTAAAAAAATATATTGGAGTGTTTTATCAGGAAATCCTAATGCAATTGAATTGTTGAAGGAGAATCCTAAAAAAATAAATTGGTATATGTTGTCTAGAAATCCGAATGCGATTGAAATGTTGAAAGAGAATCCTGAGAAAATACATTGGTATGCGTTATCTATAAATCCAAATCCAAGCGCGATTGAATTGCTCAAGGCAAATCCTGAAAAAATATCATGGGAAAACTTGTCTAAAAATGAAAATGCATTTGAATTACTTAAAGAGAGGCACGAATATGAAATGAGTTTATCTCCTGAAGAATATAACAACTTAAATTCATCTAATAAAATAGATTGGAATTCATTGTCAAAGAATAGGTGCATATTTAAGATGGTGTAAATATAAAGTTTAATCCTCAATATTAAAGTGTTAAAGTGATTAATTAAATTAAAGTAATAATATATATTGTGTATTTTATATATTTTTATATTTTTTATATTTTAGAGTAGTTTATATCTTTTTAATTTTTTAAGTAATTCATTTTTGTTCAGAGGTACTTTTTTTTCATTCAGTTTTTTCGTAATTTTTATTTTATTTTTAATAGCGATTTCCTTTAATTCTTTTACTTTATAATTTTTTTTACCTCCTTTTTTTGCATCACCTCCTGCTAATTTTTTATATGATTGCGAAGGTTGAGAATTTGATGATGCTACAGGATTGTAACGTAATAATTTTTTTCGTGTTTTTTTGTCTTTTTCATTTTTTGATAAATTATCCAGTATATTATCTGCTCTTATTAGAAAATTTTTACCTAACTTTAATTGTTTTTCTGGACCAGTCATTTGTATTCTTTTTGGTTCTTCTTCTGGATTATCATCTGGACCTATATCCTCATTTAATGATTGAAACCCTTGAAAAACATATCCTATTTTATTATATAAATTATCTTTAATTTTAGAAGAATTATCACTATCATCATCTAAAATAGCATATTCTGTTTCTAAATGTATATTTTTTAAATGACATATGCTGTATATAATAATTAATAATCCTAATCCTTGTCCTTCATATGGCGTATATGTTTTCACCCAGACTATATTAAAAACCATCTTATTACGAAGGTTATCATAAGCAGTTCTTGTAACTCCTTCTAATACATGCCCTTCCGAATAATAACATGTTAACGAAGTGACTATTGTATCACTACTACGATCTAATATCTTAAAATCATATTTTACTACTTCAGGAGAATCTTGAGACCCTATGTAAACTTCTTCGTTCACTTTAATATTAAAACCCTTATTTATTATTAAATTATGCGCTTTCTTAAGTAAAAGTCCATAATCATTTTTACTAGTAACCTTTTTATCTGCCATTTCATCTATATATAAATTATAAAAATTATATTATGTCTTTGTAAAAAAATACTGAAGAGATATTAAATGATATATATTTAGTATATTAGTGGATTATTTTGCTTCAAATATTGCAGGATTTGAAGATAATATACGCCAGTCTATTTTCTCTGTGTCTTCTAAACTCTTACTATCAGACAATTCATCCTCATAAATTTTTTTATTTTTAATTAATTCAATTGCACCGGGGTTTTTAGATAATGTCTTCCAATCTATTCTATCTTCTTTTCTTTTGTATTCGTTTTGAACTTCCATTCTTTTCTTTAATAATTCAATTGCATTTGGATTTGAATTGGCTGATAAACCGCGATAATCAATTTTTGTAGGGTTTGCTTCTAAAATTTCAAATGCCCTTTGATTTGGATTACTAGACAAATTTAACCAACTTATATTTTTATCAATTTTTACAGGATCAACCCATTTATTTGTCATTTGTTCTTCTAATAATTGGATTGCTTCTGTAGATTTATTACTACATAGTTGGTCCCAATGAATATTACGAGGATTAGCTTTTAATATTTTAACAGCTTTTGAATTTCTTGATAATATTGACCAAAAACGCATAGAATTTGATACTTGATACAATGTATTTTTGTTTAATCTATTAAACAAAAATATTAATTTGATTGCTTCAGGAGTTTCATTTGCTGCTAAATTATCAAAAGGTATAATCTCAGGATTAACTTTGATTTTTTCTTCTATTAATTTTATTGCTTCAGGGTTTGAATTTTGTGCTAGATAACCCCAACTTATTTTATCGGGATTCGCCTTTAACATTTCAATCGCTTTTAGATCAGGATTTTTAGATAAAAAAACCCAATCTATTTTATCGGGATTCGCCCTTAATAATTCAATCGCGTTTGGATTTGAAGATAACTCTCTCCAATTTATCATATTAAGGTTTTCTTCTAAAAAATTAACGGCATTTGGATTTGAAGATAACCCATATCCGTTCAATTTATTGATAGGTATCCAACTTCTCAATACATATTTAGTTGGAAATAATTTCGTGTAATGTTCTACTATTTTATAACGTAAATCATCAGGTAATTTATTTAGACTATTTTTAGGTTTCATTTTATTTTTTATAGATTTTGGAGATGAATTAATATTCTCTTTAAATACATTGATATACTTGCAGAACTTCTTAAGTTGTTTTTCATCACATTCTAAAACTTTAGCAATCATTTTAGACACCATCTTATTATCGCACATTAATTCATAATCAGCGATAGAGAGTTCAAACAAGGGGTTATTGATCTTTTCTTGTATATTTGCAATGACTCGAGTCTCAGGACCAGAACTACTTGAATGCCTTCTTGAATGCGATACAATAGAACTTTTATTATCGTACTGAAGAATTTTTTCTAATATTGCTGTTTTCTTTTTGGCAACTTCTTGTAATTTTGTAGACATTTAGTATAGTAGGGGGTTATCTCTATTATATAAAGAAAATTAATCAATTTACTTACAATTTATTAGGTATTTTCGTATTGCACTTACTCTAAAAATTGATATAAAATAAGATATTGTTAATAATATATTATTATTAAATATGAATAATATAAATAAAGATGAAATACTTAGGATGACAGAGGATTTTGCAAAAGATTATATGAAAACATATGATGATTCGCATAGTTTTGAACATGTTATTAGAGTTAAAAATATGGCGACTAATATTGCTTTATCTGAAAATCTAAGTGAAGAACAGATATTTATAATTCAACTTGCAGCATTAACGCACGATATTAATGATAGTAAATATAGACATGTTGAAGAAACGCAACAGAGCATACTTAGAAATTTCTTTAATAATTTAATTGAAGATCAAAATATAATAGAAAAAATTGTAAATATTTCGTGTAATGTAAGTCTATCTATAGAATTATCTGATAATAACTATGATAAATGCAATAATTGTATTGAATTAGATTGTGTAAGAGATGCAGATCGCATTGATTCTCTAGGTTCTATTGGAATATCTAGATATTTTACATACGGAATTATTAAAAAAAATAGTACTATTAATGATATAATTAATAACATAGAAAATCGTACAAATAAAATAATGAATAATATAAAAACTAATATGGGAATTATTATTAGTTATGAAAAATATAAAATCATTAAAATATTTTTAGATGATTATCACAATAGTATATAATTTATATAAAAATGTATTTATTATGAATAACATATTTTGCGGAAAAACATATAAACTCAATATATTTGAATTTATTTGAATTTATTTTTGAAGAATTAAGTAAAAGACGTATAGAGTAAAATCCGAAAGTTAAGAAGTATTCAAAAAAAACAAGTATTTTAATGCACATAATTGCAATTTATTTTATAATATTCTTCAATAATTTTTTATATTTTACAGAAATCTTTGTAAAAAACTTCAAATATAAGGTGAAATGATAATATTGCACCAATCCAACACCACAAAGAACCAAACGTATTAGTATCTTTATAGAGTATAAGTGTTATAATTAAAAATATTGTGATTACTATAAGTGTTAAAAAATCTTTATCAATTATCCACCTTATAGATAAAAACGCGTACCATATAAATATTATATATGTATTCAATTTTAACCATTTCCATGATAAATGTCCATTTTTACTTGGTACCATTGAAAAATCTATAGTATTAAATGGAACTATTATTGTATATAATATTACAATAAATATAATATATGCTATAAATAAATAGGGTATTGAATTTGGTAAGGTTTTTATATTTATAATACTAAAGATTGGTTGGCATATTATAAGAAGTAATGCTATTTGAGATAATAATCTGTTTGAAAATATTTTTGACCATGTAAAATATTCTATTAGTTGTATAGAAATGAATGATTGATAAAATATAAAAAGATATATATTAGAAACGCCATTATAATATGAAAATAGTGAGGCAAATAAACCAAGAATATATGTATTTAACGATACAGAAGCATTCCAGCACATAATATACCAATATTCTTCTATTATTTATTAGATAAATAATAATCTTTCATCAATATCATAATATTTTTATTTTTATTATTAGGAGACAAATTATACAATAGTATTTTATCTTGCAATATCGCATATTCATCGCTATTTAATGATTTTTGATATTTAATTTTTTCTCTCAAAAGTTCAGTGGCATTATCGATCTCCAACATATATTCCCAATTTATTTTATTTCTTTGACTTGATGTCGCTGAAGTTTGGTATTCATATTTATCTCCCAATAATTTCTCATATTCTACCCGTTCTTTAATAAGTTCAAGTGCGCCATTATTCTTTGATATCCTTACCCAGTCTATTTTATAATCAAGGGGCAACTTTTTATATTCCGCATCACTTAGGGATTTCTCATAATCAAATCTCTTCTTCAATAATTTTACAGCATTAGGATTATAGGATAACATAGACCATCTAATATAATTGCATTTTGCTAAATCTGTTAGGTCATCGTCGGTAATTTCATCGTCTTCGCGTGTCGGATTCTTTTTATTATCTTTTACTTTTACATTTGCTATAAATGTAATAGATACCAAAATAAGGATTGCAATGATAATGTCTGTTAGTAATTCGGAATAAAGCATTTATGATAATAATATTATCAATTATCATTTTTTTATGTAAAATGCAAAAAAAATTAAAAATAAATACATTATAAAATCATGTTATTGTTTCGCTTGTAGCTTTTGCTGCATTGCTAGGAAATGTTCTAGTTAATGTACATATTATACGTACAACACCTTTTCCACCTATACCTATTGAACCAGAAGCATCATTGTCATTGCCACCACCTCCACCACCATATATTCCACCATTTCCAGATCCAGTTGTAGTAGCAGTACCACCTGCAGTACCTCCACTACCACCACCTCCTCCTGTTCCATATGTACCATTTGTTGTTGAACCTGATATTCCATTTGTTCCT